TTAAGTTTTGATAGAATTATTGAACGAGCATACGCACGTTGTGGTAAGTCTTTAAGAACGGGTTATGAATTACAAGCAGCAAGAGATAATCTTAATTTGCTTTTTTCTGAGTGGGGAAACCGAGGTATTCATTTATGGAAAGTAAAAAATCACACACAAAATTTAACTGCAAGCACAACAACATACACTGCACCAAGTGATGCGTCTGATGTTCTAGAATTAGTTTTTAGAGATGTAAGTGGTAGCACGACAACTGACACAAGCATGACTAAAATATCACGATCAGAATATGAAAATATACCTAACAAATTTCAAACTGGTACACCTAGTCAATATTACGTAAGAAGAAACTTATCTAATGTAGAAATAAATCTATATCAAACACCTGATACGACAGACACACAGATTAATTATTTTTATGTAGCGAGAATTGAAGATGTCGGAGAATACACAAATGATCCTGATGCTCCTTTTAGATTTTTACCGTGCACAGTTTCAGGACTAGCTTACTATCTTGGTCAAGAAGTTGCACCAGAAAGATCACAAGAATTAGAAAGAAGATATGAAGCAGAATTACAAAGAGCGTTAACTGAAGACAGTCAGTCAACCTCTGTTAATATTGTGCCTCGTAGTTTTTATGTAGGTTAAAATGACCTTTGCAAATGGTAATCGCTCATTAGCTCTCTGCGATAGATGCGGACAGCAATATAAGTATTTACAATTAAGACAAGAATGGAATGGACTATTTACTTGTCCCTCATGTTTTGAACCCAAACATCCACAACTCGATCCACCGTATCATCCTGCTGATCCAATAGCACTTAGAGATCCTAGACCTGCAAGACAAGAGCCAGTTATTGTGAATGTTGGAGGACCCGTAGATTCAGCGTTTGAATCAAATGGTATGCAACCAGCCACTCAAATCAGAGAGTTGATTATGGGTTCAAGTGTTGGTACAGTAAGCGTGGTAATATCATGAATTATTCTGAACTTTTAGACAATGTAAGAAACTATACAGAGGTCACATCTGATGTTTTATCTAACTCTGTAATTAATGTTTTTCTTACAAACATTGAAAATCAAATCGATAGACTTGTAGATACTGATGCTCAAAGAAGATATGCGACTACAAATTTTACTGTAAATAATTCTTTTGTAGAAGTAGGAAGTCTAGGTTTAGGAGGTTTTCGTTTAGCCAGAGCTGTACAAATTGTCAAAGATAATGGAGAACGTGTATGGTTAGAACAAAGAGATACTACTTTTATGGATGAGTATGGTGTGGAAAGATCTTCAACGAATCCTACCTATACAGGATTACCGAAATATTGGGCTAATTGGAACAATAATTTTATAGTAGTAACTCCTACACCAGATCAAGCGTATACTCTTGAATTATGGTATAATGAACAACCAGAAAGACTAGGCGACGGCACAGGAGACACTAGCACGACAACTTTTATATCTAACAATGCTTCAGAGGTTCTTTTATACGGAGTTCTTAGTGAAAGTTTTTCCTACTTGAAAAATATACAAGATATGCAATTATACACGCAGAAGTTTCAAACAGCTCTACAAGCGTTTGCTAATGAGCAAATGGGACGTAAACGAAGAGATGAGTATGTAGACGGAGTGCTAAGAGTACCACTACCTTCTGCAGACCCTAAAGCCTAAGGAGGGCATAAAACATGGCAATTAACCAAGCAGTTTGTGCAACATTCAAACAGCAGTTGTTAGATGGCGATCATGATATATCCAGCGATACAGTTAATCTTGCTCTTTATACAAGTTCTGCAACTTTGGATGCGAACACATCAGCCTATTCAGCAACTAACGAAGTTGGTGCATCAGGCTCCTACGCAGCGGGCGGTGGCACTTTACAAAATGCAAACGTTAGTTTAACAAAGACCAACGCAGTAGCATCTACAGCTTTCGTTGACTTTGATGATTTATCTTTTACAACAGCAACCATATCTGCTCAAGCAGCTTTGATTTACAACACTTCATCAGCAAATACAAATGCAGCGATTGCAGTATTAGATTTTGGTGGTGTAAAGACATCTACAAACGGAACATTTACAATTCAATTTCCAACAAACGACGCAACCAACGCAATTTTAAGAATTAGCTAAGGCATTTCGTTTACAAACAAGTAAGTTGCTTGTAGTATAAGTTATGTCTTTTGCTGATTCACCCTTTACTAGTTCGCCATTTGCGGCAACAGGAGAAAATAATGCTGTTGTTACACTTAGCGGATTTCAACTTAATATTGCAGAAAATAATATAACTGTTTCCGCAGGGGGCAGTGTTGTTACTGGATCAGAAGAAAATACAATTGAAACGTTTTTAGGAACGGTTACTGCAGAATCTGAAAACGTTGTTGTTACAACAGGTATTGAAGTCAGTGCTGAGACAGGAACAGCGATTGCATCAACGAGTGTTATAACATCTGTTAATGGTGAAGAATTATTAACAGATCTTGGTAATGAGACCGTTGTTATTAATGCTCTTGCAGAACCTGTAGGAGAATTGATTACCTCTACTTTAGGAGAGGAGATAGTTACAACTAACGTCAGCATTTCTTTATCAGGATTAGAAATATCTTTAAATCAAAATAATGTCACCGTCGAAACAGAAATTTTTGTTTCTCTTACAGGCTTAGAAATTGAAACTACAACTGGAACAGTTGTTGCTCCCGCAGCAGTGGTTTTAACAGGTCTTTCTATGCAAATTGCAAAAGGAACTGAAACAGTCCAAGTCAATCAGGAGGTGTCGGTAACAGGACAGCTTTTAAATGTTGCTTTAGGAAATCAAGCAATTTCAGGTGCGTGGGGTCCTGTAAACCCTAATACAAGTAATTCATATAATGGCGTAACACCAGGAGCAAATAATGCATACAATGAAGTAGCACCACGAGGATCAAATTCATGGACAGATGTCGCTGCATAGGATATAAAAAAGTATGCCACATTTAGGAGTTGGAGACAGAGTAAAAGAAACCACGACCACTACAGGTACGGGTACAATCGATTTAAATGGAGCTGTCTCAGGCTTTCAAACTTTTGTCGATGGTGTAGGTAACGGTCACGAAACCTATTATGTTATTGTTGATAACAACACGGGGGACTTCGAAGTGGGTGTGGGTACAATTACCGATGCTGCGACTGATACTCTTTCTCGTGATTCTGTTATCACTTCATCCAACTCTGATGCCTTAGTCAATTTTGGATCAGGAGAAAAAGACGTATTCTGTTCTCTTCCTTCCGAACGAGCTGTAATTGTTGATGATGCTTCTAATGTTGAAGTCACTGCTAATGTTACTGCAACCTCTTTTGAAGGATCAGGTGCATCTTTAACAGCAATCAATGCATCAAATGTCTCTTCAGGTACATTACCTACTGCAAGACTTGATGCTCAATTGCAAGATATTGCAGGACTAGCGACAACTTCAGGAAAAATTATTCAAGGAGATGGATCAAATTTTGTTCTCTCTCCTTATACAATACCAACATCCGATGGAACAACAGGACAGGTCTTAACTACTGATGGAAGTGGTGCGGTTACTTTTCAAACTCCAACTGAAGGAGATATTACGGCAGTTACTGCCGGCTCTGGTTTAACAGGAGGAGGTACAACAGGTGATGTTACTTTAAATGTCGGAGCAGGAACAGGTGTTACTGTTAATGCAGATGATATTGCAATTGGTCAAGATGTAGGAACAACTGATTCACCCACTTTTGCAGGTGGTACATTTACTGCAAACGTTGCTTTAGGAGATTCTGACCATATTAACTTGGGTGATGCTAATGATTTACAAATTGTTCACAATCATGTTACAGGAGTAAGTAGTGTCACTGATACACAAGCAGGAGGAACCCTTAACCTTCAAGCGGATACCGTTAAACTAACAGGAACTACTAATATCAATAGTGCTTACACTCTTCCAACATCAGATGGTACAGCCGATCAGGTTTTAACAACAAACGGATCAGGTTCAGTTACTTTTGCAGATGCTGGAGGTGGAGGGAGCACAATTAGTGGAGAGGCTTTTACATCTTATTTTGACACAGGTACTGAAGCTGGGCCGGTAGAAAATAATCGAAATGGTCTAATACAATTAATGAACGCCTCTAAAAATAATACTTGGTTGTTGACTAGATTTGATTATATAGTTACTACAAACTTTGATAATGACTCTCCTGCATTTAGATTTCGAATTAGAAAAGGTTTTAGAACTTTCTCATGATGAGAGCACTTATAAATAAAGAAGATAATAGTGTATCAATAGTTGAAGATAACGGAGTAGTTATACCACAGCAAATGATAGATGAACCCGATGTTTTTTTGGTTGAGTTCGATGAGGTATGTTTAGCTAATATTCCTCAAGAAGAATATTTAAATTTATTTTGGTCTCCGGATTCAAATACGCTTTATCTTCACCCTGAAAATTTTTCTTTATCTACGCCATCAGGTAAAGCAAAGCTAAAAGAACTTCTTAGTCATATATCTCTAGTGCCCCCCGACAACCGCACTGTATCTCAAGAACATCTGATTGCGACTGCTTATGGATTCTTACCAAGAAACGAAGTAGATGAAATATTAAATGATGATGATTTACAAGATGAGGAGATTTCTGCAATTCTAAGTGCTTTAGATGACAGTTAGTATTCATACTCCTAGAAAAGATATAACTTTTATTTTATCATCAAATTTACATCAGAATGTAAAGTTGTGGCATAGGAAAGTTGAAGATAAACCAATAACTTATGAAGAATTTTCAAAATGGCAAATACCTAAAAAAGATATTCCTAAAATACCAAGTAATTGTATAAATATATTTCCTGAAGGCAATAAGTCTAAGGTTTTAGAAACTGTAAAAAAAATGCTTGATGCAAGAGATGTTACAAATTCAATGATGTATAATCCCATGAGTGGTATGTATTGGCACACGAATAGTGATATCTTAGGAACAAGAATATACTATACATTTAGCTTAGACAAATCGGTCTTTAAATATAAAGATCCAAACACAGGTGATATACATGAAAGTTGGGATAAACCAGGTTGTTGGACTGTACGATCTTTTGATATATCTAAAGAAAAGCCTTTATGGCACTGTGTGTGGTCAGCAGGAAGGCGTTTTAGTTTTGGTTTTGTAATATAGTGTAGAAGGATTGATTTTAAAAAAAATGCAAGATTCATTTTATCATCATACAGAACCAAAAAATTATTATAAATATTGGTACCATACTCGCCAGAATGTCCCTGAAAAATTACAGAATTTAAAATATGTAAAACAGTTTGGAGATGCCATACAAGGACATATAGAAGCTCATAGAATTCACTGGGAAGAAAAAATGACAGAGTTTAGATATACAGGAGGATATGCAAATTTTCATTTAATGCGTTTTTCAAAAGGAATATATATTGATCACAATCCAATTTGGGGTTTATATAAAGATGCTCCTACTAATGAAAATATTTACAATCATTTTTTATCTTTGAGTAATGACAGATATGGACAGCATAAAGGTATTTTTAAAAAACAACGACCCTATACTCTTTTTCCTTTACAGATGACTGCAGTAAAAGATTTCAAAGAAACATTACGATATATAGTTTGGGCTACGAAAAGCAAAACATACACTATTTTTAAAACACATCCGTGTCCGGGTAATGATACTGATCACTCAGTGCTTTGGAATTTTGCAAAGAAACATAATGCTATTAGTGAGTACACTGTTTTGGTAGATGGTTGTAGGTCGCAAGAACTTGTAGAGGGAGCAGATCGAATTGTTAGTGTCGATAGTGGTTTATCATTTAAAGGAATGTTATATGATAAACCAACGTGCACATTACGTAATCACACAATGATGAATGATGTTGTTCCTTATGTTCTAACCAACGATAGTATTCTAGATGTAAAACCTGTATTACATAAAGATAAACTAAAATGGTTAAATTGGTTTTATCATCGTGTTTGCATTGATTTTCATAAAGATGATTACGTTGATAAGTTATTGTACAAATTTAGACAATATGAAAATCAAGGTTTAAATGATTATGAGGTTCATAAATGGTGATGTATACTGATCCATGGCCACATATTGTAATTCATAATTATTATGATGATAAAGTTTTTGAAACATTACGAAGAGAAGCGAAACGTTTAGTTCGTGATAATGTTGATACAACTATACGTAAACAAGAGTTCGCTATGCCCGAAAGCGATATCATAAAAACTTGTATAAATAGCAGACCTCTATCAGAAAAGATGTTAATAGATTTTCCAACACATCGTTCCTATGAAAAACTAAATTTATTTTGGGAAGTAAATTTTTTAATTGGTCCTTTTCGTTATCCTATTCATGATGAATCTCATCGAAAAATATTATCTTCTGTGGTGTATATAGATCCTGAAGAAAATAGTGGCACTTATCTTTATGACAAAAATAAAAAATTTAGTCGTCAGGTCGATTGGAGCCCTAATACAGCACTAATATTTCCAGCTATTGATGGAGTTACTTGGCATGATTATGATTGTCCAAAAGGCAAATATCGTATAACGGTTAATCAATTTCTTGAAAGATCTAAAAATGAATAGATTTCTTCGTTATGTAGAATTAAATTTATCGGAGCTATGTAATTTTAAATGTCCTTTTTGTCCTAGAGGACACGGATATAAAAATCAAAATTTAAATATGTCAATAGAAACAGCCGATATTATTTGTAATCAAATAGAAGATTTAGGTATACCTATAAAAGTTCAATTAGCTGGCAGAGGAGAACCCACTCTTTGTGTCAATTTTAAAGCAATTGTAGAACGATTACTACAACTTCGAAAACGTGTTCCTAAAATTGAAATTGAAATGAATACTAATGGAAAACGAGTCGATAGATACTTAGATTTAATAGAACAATTTAATGACGTAGTTTATAATATTTATCCAGAGACAAAAGATTCTCCGGACACAATCAAAAAGAGATATCCTAAATTTAGAGTAAAAGACAAAAGAGATCTATTGTCTCGTAAATGGAAAACAAGAGCAGGATATATACCTGATCAGATAAATCCTGAACCTTATTATCTACATCAAAAGTATGGAAGTATATGTCACAAACCTTTTCAGGTAGTTTATGTAAATTGGAATGGTGACTACAATTTATGCTGTGATGTTTGGAAAGATATCGAGGTTTTAGGTAACATTCGAACTGAAACAATAAAAGAGTTTACGACTAAGAATCCACGACTTAGTGAGTATCGCAAACATTTAGCCGCAGGAAAAAGAATCATGGATCCTTGTAAGGATTGTAATATGATGTGTGCTGTAGATTTTCTACAAGATATTGAAAAATTAAATAGTGTACATAGATAGAGCTGTAATTGAAGTAAACGGAGGATGCAATTACACTTGTAAAATGTGTCCTCAAACTGGTCCTGATGGTAAAACAGGAGCACGTGGAAAAAATTGGTTAAAAAAATTACCTCTTGATAAATTTGAGGATATTATTAAACAATTGAAACCTAATGTTGTTAATTTAGACGGTTCTGGTGAAGCTACATTAAATAGGGACTTACCTATGTATATAGACGTTGTCAAAAAGTATAACGCAAAAGCGTACGTTTTTTCTAACGGAAGTAAAATGCAGGGTTCTTTTATGCGTGATTGTGTAGATGCAGGGCTAGATTTTTACAGATTTTCTATCATAGGTTATAATGAAGAAACATACCAACAATGGATGAACTCCTTCAACTTCAATAAAGTTTTAGAAAATATGTTTGCAATGAGAGAATATGCTTCAGACCGTTGTCAAGTCGCTAGTTATCATTTAATACTGAACAATGATCAGATTGATTACGAAAAACAAAAATATTTAGATATGGTGTGCGGTGGACTTGTAGAAATTTGGAAAATGCACAATTGGGCAGGTAGTTACAAAAGTGATCGAAAGGGTTCTAAAAGAACGTGTGGTCGACCTTTTAGTCCAGATGCAGTAATTAGAGCTAATGGGGCTGTTCACCCATGTTGTCAAGTTTTAGGTAGAGATGATGAAGCTGTGTTGGGCAATGTCTACGATAATACTTTTCGTGATATTTGGTATGGTAAAGCATATTCAGATTTAAGAGAAAGACATCGTTCTGGGGATTTTCCTTCTTTTTGTAAGGATTGTGATTTTTTAATAGATGATCCAGAAGTCTTAATATATACTAATTATGCTCAATCAAATAAAATGAATGGAGCATCCTTCAGTCTGTCTGATTTTCAAGGGAAATGAGGATAAAAATAAAGATGATTATATGTAAAAAAACTGATAAAAATTAATTATGGCATCAACTTATTCCGATAGATTAAAGCTCGAATTAATGGAGACAGGTGCAAATGCGAACACCTGGGGAAATAATACTAATAATAATTTACAAACAGTAGATGCATTTAGTGCAGGTTATTTATCTAAGAGTGTAAGTGGATCTGCTGATGTCACCTTAACAACTGCAAACGCTTCAAATACTGCAGAGTCTTCTAATAAGGTTATTGAATTAACAGGAACCTTGACTGGTAACATAAACGTATTTATACCTGCGGTAGAAGGCAACTATATTTTTTTTAATAATACAACAGGATCTTTCACTTTAACAGTGGCTCCTACAGGTCATGCTGCTAACGGTGTAGCGATTACTCAAGGATCTTCAACAATAGTTTATAATAAATCTAATAGCTGTGTTGATATGCTAGGAGGAAAGGTTGGCACAACTGGTACTACCTATATTGGCAGTGGAGCAGAGTTGACAGGTATTGATATAATCCCATCTGGTTCTTTAATGTTGTTTCAACAAACAACAGCTCCTACAGGGTGGACTAAACAAACTACACACGACAACAAGGCATTAAGAGTTGTAACAGGCTCAGCGAGTTCGGGTGGTTCAAATACTTTTGCTGCATCTTTTAATAGTGCTCAAACAGTCAGTGGAACAACTGGTAGCACCAGCGTGACAATTACAGGGAGCACGGGATCACATACATTAACCATAGCGGAAATGCCTGCTCACGGTCACAGAATTTATGATACAACAATAAGAGATTCTTCTCTTTCTACTGAAAATTATAGTTCGCACGAAGCAGTTAGTATCATAAAGGCTAATCGATCTTATATAACCAACAGTGAAGCTGATGGTAATCCTTTCATTGAATCGAAAGGAGGAGGATCTGGTCACACACATTCAGCGGGTACATTAGCAGGTGATGCACATACACATACATTTTCTGATACATTCAATCTCGACGTTCAGTACGTTGATCTTATAATCTGTTCTAAAGATTAGTGAAAATCGAAGTCAAAGACAATTGTCCTTTAGACAACTTTAAACCTTGTCGTAAATTTGACTGCGCTTGGTTTATACAAATTCGTGGCAGACATCCCCAAACAGGAGAAGAGGTAGATGAATATGGTTGTGCCATGGCCTTGATGCCTATGCTTATGATTGAAAACTCACGACAAACAAATCAAGCGGGAGCTGCAATTGAAAGCTTTCGTAATGAAATGGTGAAGTCAAATATGACTACTTTAGCAGGATTGATGAATGCCACAAAAAAAACAAAGAAACTTAAAAAGGAGTAGTAATGTTAAAAGCAGAAGATTTAAAAGATAAAAACTATAAAATTTTCTTAGGTATGCCGATGTATGGGGGAATGTTGACTGAAAGCACGATGCATGGATTGCTAGAACTACAGCAATGGTCGTTTGTAAAAGGTGTAGGTATGCGTGTTCAGACAATGGGTAATGAAAGTTTAATTACAAGAGCACGTAATACTATTGTATCCATGATGATGGATCAAACAGATTTTGTCGCAACACATTTACTATTCATTGATGCGGATATAGGTTTTTCGGCACAAAACATTGAAAGACTTATATGTGCAGATAAAGATATAGCCTGTGGTATTTATCCTAGAAAACACATTCATTTTGATAAAATAAAACAGTTGCTTAAAGAAAATATCAATGCCACAGAAGAAGAGATAGAAGTGAAATCTTTAGGATACAACCTCAACTTTGATGATCCAAAGAATGTAAAAATGGAAAATGGCTTTTGTAAAGTATCTGAAGCAGCGACAGGGATGATGTTAGTTAAACGAGAGGTCTTTCGTACTATGATGAAAAAGTTTCCTGAGCGTAAATATGAATCCGATCAAATAGTTAATGGAAAAAATTTCAAATCCGACAATTGTTATGATTTATTTGCTGTTGGTCCTTATCAAACTTCTACACAAAAAAGATATTTATCAGAAGATTATTACTTTTCTAGACTATGGCAAGAATGTGGTGGAGAAATATGGGCAGATGTAGCCATGCCTCTTACCCACTTTGGAAATAGAGCATTTAAAGGTCATGTTGGCTCTTTATTTGCCAAAAAAGATGATGTAAAGTAGGCGTTATGCCCTTAGTTAATTTTAGACCTGCCCCTGGTATCAACAAAGAAGTCACTGATTATACAGGTGAAGGTAAATGGACTGATGGTGATAATGTTCGTTTTTTTCAAGGATTGCCTCAAAAAATTAATGGATGGGAGAAGTTTATTTCTACCACTTTGGTGGGTGTGGCTCGTGATCAACACGCTTGGGTAGCTTTAGATGGTACACGATATGATGCGATAGGCACAGATAGAAAACTTTATGTCATTCAAGAAGGTTTAGCTTATGATATAACACCGATTCGAAGAGGTCCAACGGCTTTAACTAATCCTTTTACAACAAATGCAACGAGCTCTGTATTAGTTACAGACACAGGACACGGTTGTATTCAAGGAAGTTTTGTGACCTTTGATTCCTTTTCAACAATTGATGGTTTAGACATGAACAACGAGTTTGAAGTTACAGAAATTGTTAATACCTCTGCCTACGTTGTTACACACACGAGCACTGCCTCTGGCTCAACTTCAGGTGGTGGTGGCGCAGGCAATGCTACTTATCAAATTAATCCTGGTCCCGAGTTCTCTTTACCTGCTTTCGGTTGGGGAACTGATACTTGGGGTACAGGTGCGTGGGGGGAGCCTTCAACTGTATCTAATGTAACACTTGAAGCGAGACAGTGGTCATTGGATAATTTTGGAGAAGACCTTATTGCAACAGTTTTAAATGGAGGAACATTTCGATGGGATACTTCTTCAGGCGTGACTACGAGGGCAGCAGCCGTTACGAATGCACCGACTGCGTCACGAATCAGCTTAGTTTCTACACCTGATCGACACTTATTAATTTTGGGTACAGAAAGCACCATCGGTAGCACAAGTAGTCAGGATGATTTATTAATTAGATTTTCCGATCAAGAAAATATTAACACTTATCAACCAACTGCAGAAAATACAGCAGGTTCACTGCGTATTGCTGACGGATCACGAATCATGGCAGCAGAACGCTCAAGAGGTCAGATATTAATTTGGACAGATACTTCACTACACTCTATGCAATTTATTGGTCCACCGTTTACTTTTGGTCTTCGTCAGCTTGGTCAAAATTGTGGAATTATTGGTAGTCATGCGGGTATTGATTTAAATGGTATCAGTTATTGGATGTCACAAGATTCCTTTTATTTGTTTGATGGTTCGGTAAAGAAATTACCATGCACCGTAGAACAATTTGTATTTGATAACGTCAACATTACAGCAGCAGAAAATGCTTTTGTAGGACACAACGGTGAGTTTAATGAAGTTTTGTGGTTCTATCCAAGAGACGGTTCTTTACAAATTAATGCGGTTGTGGCTTATAATTATTTAGAACAAACGTGGTGGACAGGAACTTTGTCTCGTACCACTTTTATTGACCGAGAAGTTTTTGATAATCCTATTGCAACAGAGTATAATGAAACGGCCACTGCTACCAATGAAACTATTTTAGGACTGACAGACGGAGCAACACAAATGTATCTTCATGAAACAGGAAATGATGCCGACGGTGAAGCAATAACTGCTTTTGTAAAATCGGGATCTGTTGAAATAGGTGAAGGCAATGATATTCTTTTTGTACAAAAATTAATTCCTGATATTCAAAACCAATCAGGAACATTGAATATGAATTTGGAGTTTAAATACTATCCTAACAATACAAACAGTGTCATTAAGACAGCAACTTTTACAGATGCAACAGAGTTTGTTAGCCTACGAGGAAGAGGTAGAGAATTTACAGTCAATGTGGTTTCTAATACAACAGGCACTGCTTGGAGATTAGGAACACAACGTTTTGACATACAACCTGATGGTAGAAGATAATGGCTAAATTAACACTACAAAGATTTCCTGATCCACCTCAAGAGTACAATTCACAAAACTTTTTTGAGTTGATAAGACAATTAGAAGAATTAATACAGCAATTAAATACTGCATACACACAAGATACACAAGAGGAGTCCACAAGAAGAGCGTGGTTTTTTAGATAAATGGCTGACGTATTTAAAAGATTTACACAAAAAGCAGCAAACACTGATGTTATAACTATTTTTACAGTACCCACTGCAAATGTAGCGGCGACACCTCCAACGCCTGTTTCTACCTTTATAGTTCAAACTATTGTTCTTCATAATGACTCAGGATCAGGCACTGTTAATGCAAAAATAACACATAACAATGGGTCTACTGATGTAGAAATTAATAATATTGATGTAGCGCATGGAACGACACAACAACTTAATGGACCTTTTGTTTATGAAGGGGGAGATTCCTTGAAAATCGAGGCTTCTTCAACAGATCTTACATCTGATATCTCTGTATTGGAAATTAAACAACAACAATAATCGGTTGATTTCTTAATTTTTCGCCTATAAAACTATAGTATGGCAAAAATTGTAGATGAACCCGTAATTTTGAGATATGACTCAATCGACGGTAAGAAAGTCCCAGTTTATAGTGCTAAAGTAGAAACTACAATTACGAACACTAAAACGGGTGCAGAGTACAACTCACACGAGGAATGTCAGGCTGATATAGACAATCCTAAAACTGAAACAACCGAAGCAGATATAAGGAGAGATGTCCACGTAACAGCTCCCAATGTATTTACTGGATCACATACACGACCGGAGTAAAAATGTTAAAGAACCTGTTTAAAGAAGCTAAGAAACTTTTAAAGAATCCTTTAGTGCAATTAGGTATTGGTGCTTTTTTACCAAGTGCAGGTTTTATGCAGGGTTTACCTGCCATACTTAGAAATCCTGCTGTTCTTCAAGGCGGTATAAGTTTATTAGCTGGAGACAAACCAGAAAATGTTGCACGTAACATAGGCATACAAGCTTTACTTGGTGGCTTACGAGCACCTGAAGGTAAGTTTATGGAAGGTGTAAAAGAAACATTTAGAACTCCAAGCACAACAACAGCAAATAGAAACATATCTCAATCAGGTGGATCCGCAAGTGTGACTGGTGGAGGAACCGTTCCAACAATAGGTAGTGCTGAAACATATGCAAAAGCTGCACCTGAAACATTTTTATCAAGGCTTTTAACACCAGAAAATATAATGACAGCAGCAGAGTTTGCCGTTCCTTTTATTGCAGCAGCGCAAGCAAAAAATGATCAACAACAAATTGACGCTAAAAACCTTGGTGTAAATTTAGATGCATATAGAGCAGCCTTAGCAGATAGTCGTTTTCAATCAGCGGCAGCGACCGGTGGTATTCAAGGTTTTAAAAGAGGTGGAGCTGATCCCACTAACGGAATGAATGAAGTTTCTTACGGTTCAACAATGGGTGAACCCAATGGTTTATTTACAGGACCTGGTGGTCCAAAAGAAGATAAGATTGATGTTATGTTAAGTCCTGGTGAGTTTGTTGTAACTGCAGAGGCAACAAAAAAAATAGGCGTAGATAATTTATATGATATGATGAACAAAGTAGATCCAGATTCAGAAAGACCTGAAGAGTATCGTGAAAGAGTAGGGATGGCATAATGGCAACATTAGAAGAATTAAGAGAAAAGTATTACGGCGACCTGATGAAGTCAGGTCAAGATCTCATTCAAAATCTACCACGCTTACCGAAAGAAACTGTAGAGGGGATCTCAGGTGCCGAGCAACAAGCCTTAGACACTGCAAGACAGTCCGTGGCCCAAAGACCAGATTACTTAAGCATGGGTGTCGGATCTCTTGGTCAAGCATCACTGACCGCAGCCAATGCAGCAACACAAGCGATGGGAACAACTGGTCAATTTGATCCTACCTCTACACAGGCATTTATGAATCCTTATCAACAACAAGTTATTGATGAGTATACAAAGGAGATGCAACGTCAATTTGACATTTCTCGTCAAGGCAGAGCAGCACAAGCAGTAGGCGCTGGAGCTTTTGGCGGTGGTCGTGAGGGTGTATTAGAAGCGGAAGCAGCAACAGGCTTTCAAAGACAGTTAGGACAAGGTTTAGCAGGTTTGATGTCCAGTGGATATCAACAAGCACAAAACGCAGCGATGCAAGCATTTGAAAATCAACAACGTCGTGGACAGCTTGCAGCACAAAATTTAGGAAACATCGGTAGACTTCAAACAGGTATTGGTCAAATGTTTGGTCAGTTTGCACCTATATCCTCTGGTGTAACAGAAAGAGATGTATCTACCTTAGCTCGTATCGGAGCTACGGAAAGAGGTATTGGTCAGGCAGAAAGAACTGCTGACTATCAAAATTTATTAAGACAGTATCAACGACCATTTCAAGCTTTGCAATTTCAGTCTGGTGTTCTTGGTGGTTTTCCGACTTATGATCAGTCATCAACAGCACAGATTTATAATCCCTTATTAACAGGAATACAGAGTCTTTTTTGATAGGAGTACGTGATGAGCGAATCAGGATTTGACGTACTTAAAGGATTTCAACCAGAAGGTGGTTCTATCACATTTGAACCTTACAAACCTTTTGAAGAAACTCAAAATATAGTCGACTATAACACAGAAAAACAACAAAAAGATCAAATATCTGCAGAAGCTGCTGCACAAATGGTTCAAGATACGAATACATTTAATTACTATGCAAACATGTATGCAGGTCAATTACTTCCTGTACAGCAACAACAAAAACTAAACATGGACGCCTATGCTCAAGCATTAGGACTTGGCAAAAGATATACACCTGATGAATTCAAAGCAATCATTGAAGAAGCTGTAGGACCAATCGAAGAAAGTTCTGCTGGTCGTAAGTTCACTCGATTTATGGTTGATATGTTTAATGCTAGAACTCCTTACAAGGGAACAGCAGGTGCTCTTGATGTTTATTTACAATCACTAGGTAAAAAATTTGAACGAGAAGATTTGTTAAAAGCACAAAAGTTAGAGAGAAGATTAATGATCGGCGAACTTGCTGCAAAACAAGCCGCTGATGCAAATGCTGCAATGAAAAGTGTAGAGGCTGATTATTATGCAAAAATGATGGGCTACGATAATGATACAGCACAAAAGTATTTAGGTTTTACAGGAGATTTACTACAGAAGATTGCACAAAC